TGTGTGCCGTCATAGTATTTGATCCAGGCATAGCCCGCGCCATCGCCCAGCACCGGCAGGCCATATTCGGCATGGGGGTCGGTGCCCAGTTCAACGAAGGCATCGTTGATCATCACCCGCTCGAGGCTTTGGCCGGGGATATCGCCCAGGTCGATCACATAGGTCAGATAGGCCAGCGGCGTCTTGCCGTCATAGCCATGGCTCATCGGCGGGCAGACCAGCGCACCGGCCGTTGCATAACGCCCCAGAACAAACCCGGCCGGGTTGACGCCACCGGTCAGCGTCTGGGTGGTCTTGATCCCGGGCGGGCGCGGCTTCGGGGTCAGCGCCTGCAACAGCGCCGAAGAGGCGATACTGACCAAAAGCTTGCCGATGAAGTTGGTGGTCAGAAAGCTGTAGATCGCCGTGGCCTTGAAGGCCGTGAACAGCGCGCCGATCGCGGCGCCAACGCCGGGCATCAGGGCACCCGAAAGGCGCGCGCGGCGCTGAGCAAGGGCACGAAGGACAGGCCCGAGGGGCCGAACACATAAATCGCGGCCCCCTGCACGATCCCCATCGCCGGGCCTTCGGGGGTGTCAACCACCGCCAGATCGCCCGCCGCCGCCCGGGCCACCGGGATCTCCGCAAAACGCCCCGCGAACACCGCGACGTGATCGGCAAACCCCGCACGCCGCGCCACCCGCAGGCCCCCGGTCATCGTCGTGTATCGCCCCCGCAAACCGGCCGCAGGATCGCAGCCGGTCATCGCAGCCACGCCGCACGCGGCAAACAGGGCGCAGTCATGAACGCCCATCTCGAAGGGTCTGCGCCCAGCCTCGCTCAGCCAAAGCACGAGGCGTGGATGCCAATCGCGGAGGCGCCGGATCATCGGGTCAACCCGTCCTGCGGATTGACGACGGCCGCCGGTGCCGCGTTCACCCGCTGCTCGCCCCAATAGATGTCAACACTGCCCGACACATCGGCGTAGCGGCGGAACCGGTCGCCCTGGCGCAATTGCTGGGTGGCATCGGATTTCTTCTGCGGCACGGTTTGGGTCAGGTTGCGCGACGACGTGGCCAGGGTCAGTTCACAAGTGGCCGCATCGCCCGCCGCGCCGCGCGAAAACTCCACCGAATCGACATAGCCGAGAAACACCAGGTGCGGTGTATCGACCAGCGCCCCGCCCTCCGGGCGATACAGCGCGCGGTGAATCTCCACCGGCGCGAAGCGCACGTCATAGCCCCGGATCAGTTGGTTGATCTCGGGTGTCAGCGGCGCCGTGACCAGCCGGTGCATCCGCACACTCAGCCCGGCCTGTGAGGTCAGCCGTGGCAGTTCGACGATGTTGCCGGCCCCGTAATACGTCCGCGCGGCGCCGCCGATGTCGAAGACCTCGTGATCGGCACCGGTCCACAGCCCCATCTTCTCCACCGCGTCGGTGCCGCGGTTGCGGGCAGAAATCCAGATCAGCGTCCGCGCAATAATGCCTTCACGGGCTTGCAGAAAAGCAGTGGTGGATTGGCTCAGATCACGCATGGCTCACCTCAACGTCTGCACGAACTGGAACGTCGTACCCTGATAGATCGTGCGCCCGCCGGTTCCCGAAACGGTATTGCCCGGGATCAGCACCGCCTTGAAATACGCGCGATTCAGAGATACCGGCGCGCCGGTCTGGGCACCCGGGCGCAGCGCAGGAACAATCTCGAAAGCGGGTGTCTTGCCGTTGCCCGCCGCCGTAGCCGGTTGCGCAACCCGGTGCAGCGCCCGGCGTTCCGGCGACGCCCCATAGGCAAACGAAAGGAAATCGCCATATTCCAATCGGTAGCCGGATGGCAAACCCGCCAGCACGATGTCGCGCGTCGCGGCCCCAACCAGCTCCAGCGTCGGGGTCGCACTGCCCAACAGCGCACCTGCAAAATCGCGGATCGGCCAGGGACGGCGGGTGTCATAGGCCAGGAAGCTGCGCCCGGCCTGGCGCAACAAGTCCAGCATCACATCGACCCGCCCCGCCTCCAGCGCCGTCATCCGCCCCAGAGTCACCTCGCCCTGCCAGAGCCGCTCGCCCAGGTCCGATGCCAGCTGCTCGCCGCTGCCGGTGCGCGCCAGCTGCATCTGTTCGGGCAGATCGAGCCGCAGGGTCGAAATCGGCAGCATCCCGAAGAAAGCATCGCGCGATAGTGGAAAGCCAAGCGCCATCAGCCGATCCTCCGGCCATCGGAGCTGATCCGCTGCACCGACCGGGGCAACACATTGGCATCGTAGAACTGCAATGCGCGCTGGACCCCGCGCATCGCCGATTCCTCGACAGCCCGGTCGCCCTGTGCGCCCCGCAGATCGATCGCCACCGACATGCCGCCGCCCTGACCGGTTGTGCCGCCAGACGTCGACCCTGGCAAACGGTCGGCCCCGACCATCCCTCCGGCGGCAAAGCGTGGCACCGTCGCCCCGGCATTCAGCGCCTCGAGAATATCGCGATTGCGCGCCGCCGCACCGGCACGGACGATGAATTCGCCGCTGGACGCCCACAACGGCACCTGGTCGGATGTCCCGTCGCCGGGGCCAAAAACCATCCCGGGCTGTGAAACGCCCGGCGCTGCGCCCGATCCGAAAATCGAGCCCCAGACGGTCGGATCGACCCGCTCATGGCGGTCCTGCATTACACCATCCGCTGCGGCCGCCTGCACTGAGAGGATATCCATGATGTCGCGGGGCCGGTCGTGAAGTTCGATCCGGTTGCCCGGCACCGTCAATCCGGCCATCAGATCGCCCATCGACACCGGGCGTTCGACGTCGACCGCACCCCCCGCCGCGAACCCCGGCACCGTGGCTCCGGCATTGATCCGCTCCAGCAGCGGCCGGTTGCGCGCGGTCGCCTTCGCCGTGACCACGAACTCTCCGGCTGAACCATACATCAGCACATCATCCGACGTGCCGTCGCCCGGTCCATAGATCATCCCGCCTTCGGCTTTCCCGGGCAGGTCGGGTGCTCCGAACGCGCCCAGGATCGAGCCGATGATGCCGCCCTTGTTGCCGCCAAACAGCCCCGACAGCGGCCCCTCGCCCAGCAACGCCGCCTGCAACGTCGCCTTCAGCAGCATCGCCGCCAGGTTGTTCACCACGTCACCCAGCGACTTGCCCTGGATGATCAGATCGTCGAACACGCCATAGGTCGTTTCGCGCAGGAACCCCCACATTTCCGCCTGCTGCTCAAGCGAGACACGCTCGGCTTCCCGCGTGGCGATCAGATCGGAAATCGTCTGGCGCTCGGCCTCGGTCGCGTCCTTCAGCGCCTCGCGGTTCCTCAGCATCTCCTTTTGAACCGGATCGGTCTCGCGCTGCAGCGCGATCTCCTCGCGCAGCTTCTCGATCAGCTCGGCAACCGCGTCCGCCTCTTCCCTGGCCGCCTTGGCACGACCGCTCCGGCCACCGCCGCCGCGTGACGCCTTTGGCGGTTTCAGATCCGCAAACACGCCACTGAACGAAGCGAAGTTGTCCAAAATGCCATCGGGCTTGTTCAGGTCGCGCCCGGTTTCGCCATTGCGCGACGCCTCGTTCGCGGCATCCGGCCCGCCTGCTGTGGCAACGCTCAGCGCATTCAACGCGACTGCACCAGACGTGCGCGCAATCGCCTGGGCCACGCTCAACGCGATCCCGAGGTTGTACGCCAAAACGCCCGCGCTTACGCTGGCATTGTCGATGTTGGCCGCCATGTTCGCGCGCGCAATCGCCTGAGCCGCCTCGAACGCCGCCAGCAGTTCGGCCTTCATTGCCTCGGACACATCCAGACTGGCGACCTGTTCCTCGAACACCCGCCGTTCGGCCGCGGCGCGCGCCTCGGCCACCTGCACGCTGTCGGCGCCATGGCGCAGGGTCGCGGCGGCAATCGCGTTCTGCTCGTTCAGGGTCGCCAGCATCTCGCCGGCCGTGCCCAGATCGCGCAGACGCGCCTCGGCGGTCTTGTCCGTCACATCGCGCAGCGGATTGGCCTGGTCATAGAGTTCGCGCGCAAGCGCAACAGCCTTTTGGCTGACCCCCAATCGGGCCTGCTCGGCCTCGAACTGCTCCCATGCGCGCTCGCGCTGAAGGATCTGAACCTCCAGCGAACCCTGGCCGAACTGCGCGATAGCCCCCTGAAGCGTCGCCTCCTGTTGCAGCGCCACAAGATTGCGTTCGGCCTCGGCGGCGTTCGCAGCCTTGGCGCGGGCTTTTGCCTCTTCTCCGGCGATGATTGCACCGCTCGTCACCGCCAACTCTTCCGCTGCCGCCGCCGAAGCCCTCAACGCAGCAGGGACATCCGAGGCAGCCCCAAATAGCTCTTTCAGAACGCCGGTAAAGTTGTTTGCAGCGGCAATTTGGCGATCCGGGGTCTTGGCAACGTCGATTGCTTCCAGCGCCAAGACCAGCTTGCCCGCCTGTTCGCGCGTCAGATCGAAGGTTTCCTGAAGCTCGTAGAACGTCTGGTCGATTTGCGGCATCAGACGGTTGCCATCAGGCACCAATTCGGTTCGGCTAAGCCCGCCGAACTTCTGAGCGAGAATGTCGGCCTGGGCTGCCATTTCTTCAAGCGCCTTGACACGGCGGAATTCAAGCGCGCCGTTCAGCGCCTCCTCACCTGCCTTGGCCGCTGAGCCAAACATCTCGGCCATGTCGCTTGTGTCACCAGATACCCGTCGTGCCGCCTGAGCATAGGCGTCGGCGCTGCCTTTAAGCTTGTCCAAAACGTCATCAAGCGTGTCAGCTTCTTCCCCCGCCGACGACAGCCAGTTCACCATCGCCGCCCCGGCGGCAATCGAGCCGATGGTGACCAGGCTGATCGGGTTGAGCATGCCGATGAACGCGCTGCCCAGGGCCTTGACGGCGCCACCCGCGCCCATCGGGCCGATCACCTGGCTGATCTGGGTGCCCTGCTGGATCGCCAGCTGGAACGGGTTCTGCCCCGCCGCCATCATCACGCCGATGTCGTTGAACTGGGCGATCAGGTTGCCCATGCTGCCCGCCGCTGCGCGGTGGCTCTGGCCCATAACGACGGCCGACCGGGCGGCGCCCAGATACTGGGTCTCGGCCATGGCCAGCACGCGGTTGGCCTGGGCCTGGGTGGCGGCGCCGCTGGCCACGGCGCGCTGGACGTTGTCCAGCACGGCCTCGTACTGGCGCGAGGAGCGATAAACCGGATCGATGCTGGCGCGCAGCTCGTCGAAGGCGGCGCGCTCAAGGGTCAGGGCAGAGGCGGCGCTTTGGGCCTCTGTTACCATATCGCGCGTCGCGGTGCCCATGCCGGTGAACCCAGCGGTGGTTTCGCGCATGTCGGCCGTCATCGCCAGCATGCCCGATGTGGTGCCGACAAGCCCGGTGTTCAGACTGCGCAACTCCACCGCGACCGGCGACAGCGCCTTGTCCAGCGCGCTGGCCCCCCGGGCACTGTCATCGGATTTGGCCTTGAGGTCGCGCAGCGCCCGCGTCGTCGCCTCGGCCCCCTTCGCCGTCGCTGCCAGTTCCGCCTTGGCGGAAGCGGCATTCGCCTCGATCAGGATGGACAGGCGGGTGCTCACGTGCGGTCTCCGTTCAGTGCGGCGCAGGCGCCGGATTCGACAATCTGCAGGTGCGACCACAACTCGGGCGTCACCTTCACTCCGGCCATCTCCAGCCCGACCTTGACCGCGCCGTAGTCCAGCCCCAGAAACCGGACCTGACCTTGCCCACCGGTCACCGTGCGCCACTGGCCCTGGACGCGCACGAAGGCCGACACCGCCGCGACATTCTCGGGCCAGAGCCCCGCCCCGGGCGCGGTGCGCCGGTTCAGCAGGGCCGGGTCGATCCCGAACAGGGCGGCGTCGGCCAGCAGGTCGTCTGGGCGGCCGGTTTCATCCGCGTCGGGCGAATCGAACAGATCGCCCGACACCCAGGCGCTCCCGGCCCAGGTCAGTTTCCCAGGCGCGCCTTCATGACGGCGCGGATATAGCCGTTCACCAAGGCCATCCGAACGAAGTAGATGCCGAACAGCTGGTCGCGCAGCGCATCGTTCCAGAGCAGCGGTTCATCATCGTCGCCGACGACGTCGCTGATCTCTTCGACACAGGCCCGCAGGAAACCGATGTTGTCATCGCCCTTGGTCAGATCGAAACGGTCGCTTTCCTCGCTTGGCAGGACGCGGTAGCGCACTGTCAGCTTCTCTTCCTTGTGCCCGCCATCGACCGGCACCATGACGGTGACGTTGTGGGTGAAGGTCGGGTTCTTCTGCAGCTTGAACATCTTGGCAGCCTTTCAGATCAGGTGAGGGTCAGGGTCCATTGGTCGTTGCCGTTCAGCGCCTTGGGCACCAGGCGCAGCGGCCATTCGGCACGGCCCTGGGCGTTCTCGAGACCCTGAACCCGCTGCATCTGGGCGCGCGGCACCGCCAGCGTGGTGATCTTGCCATTGCCCACACCATGGACCAGCGACAGCGCCACCTCCTGCGAATCCAGCGCCATGAGGTAGGGATCGAAGGTGCTGATCGGCACGGCGCGCACGGTGGTTTCGATCACGTCGCTGCGGCTGTTGATCTCGATCTCGCGCCGGTTCACCAGGAACGACGGCGACACCTCGTTGCCGAGATTCAGCATGCATTTGCGCATCACCAGGGCCGTGCCCGCCACGGTGAAGGTCGGGGTGTTCAGCGGCGCGACGATCTGCGGTTTCTTGAACGCCGTAAGGTCGGGAAGGGTGCGGGTGGCTTCTGCCGGCTTGTCGAACAACCCGGTGAACTCGAACCGCAGATAGGGGATGGCCGAGGCGGTGAAATCCAGGCTGACATTGCCCCGGGCGCCCAGCAGCATGTGCCGAGTGCCGCCCAGCATGAAGTGGATCGTCAGGCTCTCGTGACCATCGCTCACCGGGTTGTAGGTGACCGAGGTGGTGGCCACCAGGGTTTCGGCGCAGGCACAGGCGCGCATCAGCGGGCCCCAGGCGGGCGCGGCACCCCGCGTTCCCGAGGGCGACAACTCGACATTGAAGCTCAGCTTGGCATGCAGATCGGCCGGGATGGTCCCGCCCGCCGCGAGGTAGGGCAGGTCCAGTTCGCGGTCCACATCATTGCCGTCCATCGGCGTGAAGCTGACATTGCTGGTCTGCAATCCGTCAGCCGCGACAGGCGCCGCGTTGACGCCATAGGTCGCCTCGATCTTGGCGAGGATGATCTTGTCCGTCCATTTGATGGTCATTTCACTTGCCTTTCAAAGGGGCTTTACGGGCCGGTTTGCCGGTCGTTGCGACCGCTTCGGAGTTGTCGGCCGTCTCGGACTGATCTGCCGTCTCGGACTGATCTGCCGTCTCGGATTGATCGCGATCGCTGGTCTCGAACGCGGGTTCGCCGGTGTTCGGCAGCAGTTCGCCGCCGGGCAGGCGCACGAAGCTGCCGCCGCTTGCGGGCAGTTTGTCGGTCATGGGAAAATCCTCAGTTGATCGGTGATGGAAAACTCGAGCTGATAGACGACGACACCCTGGCTGACCTCGATCATCCGCCCCGAGACAAACCGGAACACGCCGATCTCGTCGTCGGGGGCCCAGCCCGCCACGGCCTCAGTGACGGCGCGGATCAGCGTGTCGAGTGTGGCCAGACCCCGGCGCCCTTCAACCGACTGGTCGCGCAGGATCAGCACAACCGAGATGCCATCCTCGATCATGTGGGTGAAAGCACCGGCGGCGGCATCGGCCTGCCCGCCCCGCTGGACCCCGGGCAAGACGAAGGCGGCAGGTGTGTGCTGCGGCAGCTTCTTCTGGCGCATCATTTCGGCCAGTTGCAGCGCCGCACCGACCCGCCCGGCCAGGTCCGGCACGCGCGCCTCGAGGCGTGCCTGGACTGCATCCACCAGCATCAGATGAACCCCTTCATGTTCGCCTCGGTCAACGGGCGTTCGCGGTCGGTGATCCGCGCGCCCGAGCCACCGGTACCGGCCACGTCGACCCCGGCCACCGACAGGCGGATGGTGCCGACCGCGATGTCACGCAGGGTGCGGACCGCATCCTTGTAATCGGCGGCAATCTTGTCGTTCGGGGCATAGACGTGAAGTTTGTAGATCGCGATCGACAGCGCCAGATCGACGATCAGCGCCGGGGTCTCAGCCAGCGGCAGGACATAGCGGTCCTTCAGATAGCCGTCGATGGCCGCGTCGGTATCGGACAGCGCCCGGCCCACCACATCGGTGTCGATCTGGCCCGTCGCGGTCTCGTCGCGGTCCGTAAGATCAACCAGCAGGCGGGTGCCATAGCGATCCGTCAGCTGATCAAGGGTGGCATAGGGCATTTCCATCTCCGGTTTCGTGGCAGGGATTTCACCGCCTGCGGGGTGCGTCACGCCCCTCTGAGACCCGGTATGCCGGGCCACCCCTCGCATCCAGGACACGCGCCTGGCCGCCTACTCGTCCTGCACCGGGGGCGGGGTCTGGGTGTTGCCCGTTGTTCCCACCGGCTCGCGACCGGACTTTCGCTTGGTATTCAGGTGACCCGAGCGGCGCTGCCACTCCGCCCGGGCCGGGATGATGCGGCCACCCCGGGGGCCTGTTTGCATCACCCGTCTCGGGGGCCGGTCAGGTCCGGCCGGTCATATTGACGAAGGACACCGACAGCTGATCGTCGGCAGAAATCGCAGCGATCTCGTCCTCGGTCAGATCGTCAAGAAACAACTGCGTCGATTCAGGGGTGAACTGGCGACCCGCGCGCCAGCGGCCCCGCTCTGGCCCCTTGACGATCATGAACGGTGCGGTGCTGTCGCGCTCGGCCTCATGCGTTTCGGTCTGGTCTTCGGTTTTCGTGTCGGCTTTGCGTGCCATGTGCTTTCTCCGCTCTGTTTGATGAAGGGGCGGTGGCCCGCCCCTCTGTGAAACAGATTGCCCGGCGATCTCGCCAGGGATCAGGCCAAGGATCAGGCCAAGGATCAGGCCAGCCAGGGAACGACCATCAACTCGGCCGTGCCTTTCCATTCGTTGGTTTCGCCACCAGCCGCATATTCCGAGTTCAGCAGCTTGCGCGCCGCGCTTTCCTGACCGGGCGGCACCACCAGCAGGTTCGGCATCAGACCCAGCGGGCGGCCATGGTCGCCCTTCATCCCCATCAGGCCAGCGCGGGCCGCTGCATAGTTCGCGGCGTTCAGCGTCTGTTTGCTGCCATAGGCCATCTGCCAGAACCCGAAGCCGACGTTCCAGCGGCCATCGACGCCGTAGAGATACTGTTTCAGGTTGAAGACATTGCCATCGGTGGCCTTGTCCATCGCCACGAAGGTTGGCTTTTCGCGCTCCTGATGCAGGATCGGCTTCACTGACCGGTTTGTGCACAGCAGGAACCACGGTGCCCCCGACCCGCCGCCGGTGTTCGAAACGGTGCCCATGGTGCCGTTTTCCAGGATCACCGGGTGGTCCGTGTCGAAGAAGAACTGGCCATCATAGCAGGCAGTGGTGAAGCCGGCCTTCAGCAGGTTCCAGACCAGGATGTCGGGATGCGCCGTGACGCTTTCCCCCATTTCGACGAACATTGGATCGTAAATACCGAGGTTGTCGTCCTTGATGTCGTTGCGATCGACACCCACGGTCAGTTCGAAATCCTTGTTGCGGATCGAATAGTCATGCTCGGCCAGGCCCTGGATGGCACGCGGGCCGATCCACTCGCGCATGTTGAGCATCTTGCCCAGCCAGCCATAGCGGGTTTCGGCAGTGTTGCTCATCACCGTGGTGGCGACCCGGCCATACTGGGTGACGGCCTGGCCGAGGCCGCGCTTGTAGGCGGCGGAAAATCCGACGCGGATCGCGTCGAGAGTGGCGGAATTGACGATCATTGCTGCGTCTCCTGTCAGGCTGCGGCGGCGGTGGCGGCGCGGGTGAGGGCTTCGTCGAAGCGCACCCAGACACCCAATGCATCGACGTGATCGACCACGCCGGCAGGTGATCGGGCGGCCGAGTTGCTGGTGCGCGCCACGGTCTGGTCATCGACGACAAAGCACAGCGCGCCGGAATGAACGGCCGTGATTTCGTCGCCACCCGCCGAATTGGCAAAGCGGAACACGCCCGGGCGATAGCTGACGGTGATGTCACCGTTGGCCCCGGCCGCGTTGTTCGCATCGTCCAGCGCGACGCCGATCCCAGCGAGGCCGGTGGCCGTGGCGCCCTTGACGGCGAACCCGGCGGCGTTGCGGCAGACGATGGCACCGGTGAAAATCACCATTGCGGCGGCCACCGCGGCAATGCGGTTCTCACCGGCGGCCTCGGGCGTCACGCGCCCCTTGATCAAAGCGACCATCAGGCAGCCTCCCCGTCACTCTGCGCCTTCAGCTCGGCGGCGTAATCCTTGGCCGACATGCCCAACTGGCGGGCGACGGTCAGCTGTTCGGCGTTCAGAGACACCTCGCCATCCTTCGCAGTTGGCGGCGCGATGGTCAGGGCAGTGCCGCCCAGCACCGGCATGGCGCCGATCAACGCAACAGCGTTGGCCGGGTCGGCCATGCGCATGGCGACATAGCGGTCACGCACCGGCTTCAGCCCGGCACGGCCGCGCTTGATCTCGCCATCGACATAACCCTCGGCCGCCGCGCGGGCATTGCCGTCGCGCAGGGTGTTCAGGCTGGTGGTCAGCGTGGCAATCTCGGATTGCAGCGCGGCGATCTCTGTGGGTGCGGCGGATGCAGCAGCGGGTTTGGCCGCCGCCTTGGCAGCCGCCAGAATGACGGCGGCATCAGCACCATCGGCCACACCCAGGGCGGTGCCGATCTCGACCATCTGCGATTGCAGGGCGGTGGTCTGCGCTCCTCCCATCCTGGAAGCCAACGCGGCCTGTGCCTGCTCCTCGGTCGCGCCCGGGGCCAGCCCCAGGGAATTCAACAGCCATTCCGGCATGATCTCATGCTCCTCTGCATGGAGCGCAGCAAGGCCGCGCAGGTTAGGACGGTTCACCAGGCTGGCATTGGCCAGCCGCGTGATTTTCTTTTTGTCGTCGTGGATGACGACAGGCGAGATACCCTTGTAAGCGCGACCCTTGACCAGAGCGGCGCCCTCGGCGGTCCACTCCACCCGGCCCCAGAGCCCGTCTTCGCGGGCCTGCATCTCGTGACACCAGCCCATCGAATCGGATCGCCCGCCCTTCGGCGCGACGTGATAGGTCGCGTGGTTGATGTCGATCTCGAAGACGTCGATCTGGGCAAAGGTGTTGGCGATGATCTCGGCAAAGGACGACAGGCTGTAAGGGCCGCGCGCGTCACCGGTCTGGACCAGGCCGTCAGCCGGGTTGGGCAACAGGTGCACCCACTCGGGCGCACCGCCAATCGTGCTGACACTGTCCTGCGCAAGCGGAAGCGGAATGGCGGCCATCAGGGCAGCATGGAGGCGGGGCAAGGTCATGACCGGCAAACTGGCCGATCTGGTGTCACGCCATAAGACGCAACGTTGTGCGGTTCGCGCTCAGTCGCCAGCGCCCGCTTCGCGCAGCCAATCCTCGATCTGCGCCACCAGCAGGGACCGGTCGTTCTCGGACACGCCAAGGAAGGGGCGTGCGGGAATATCGCCCCAGAGGTTGGGGAAAGTGGCGCGCGCCCCACCGAACTGCATCATCGCGGCCTGAACGGCATTGCTGCCGATCTCGACGAAGTCAGCGCCGTGGCTGACGTTGATCTGACCGCGCATGATGCCAGTCGTGTTCAGCGGCGCGCCGAACGACCGGCCGAGCCGCGCATAGGTGTCAAGCGTCGCCTGAGAGCGAGGTGCGAATGAACCGCCATCGGGATCCTCGCCGCGTTGCACCCGGTCCTGTGTCGAGACCAGCCAGTCATCGGCAAAATCCCGCATCACCGGGCTTAAATCGCCTAGTGCCGCACCCAATCGGGCAAAGGCCGCCTCTATCTCGGCATCGTTGATTTCAACGGTGATCATTGCTATGTCTCCCGACAGGGTGGTGACCCTGGAAAAACGGGTTCCAGGATGCCGTACCGGCGAAAGCCGATCGCTAGCACATGAGGGGCACCCCGACCCTCCATCACCCGATCTCGCCCAGCAACCGCGTCAAGGCTCCGCTCGACAACCTGGCCAGCAGATTGACCAGCGAAGGTTTGTAGGCTGAAACGATCATGTTTACCAAGGTCGTCTCTCGAGAAACCCTTGTCCGATAGTCCAGTGCGATAACGATCTGGCTTCGCCCATCCGGCCCATCAATCAGGAATATCAGATGGCCGGTCCGTTCGTCCCGCAATACGGCGCGGGGGCTGCGCAACCGCTCCGTCAGCATCACCCAATCGTCCACCGTCAGGCTATCGCCACTTCGGGCGTGCCGGTCGGCCTTTGGACCTGCGACCAGCCCGGGCCGGATCAGCATTTCGGCACTAAGCGGCGCCACGCCTCTGGTTTTCAGTTCATCCTGTACCGCACGTGGAATGACGCCGATCAACGCCGGATCGGGTTTGCGCTGCATCGCGGTGCGCGCCAGCCAGACCGGCCAGGCCTTGTCGATCAACGGATCGACGCTCTTGCCGAACGCCGCGCCCAGCTCGGGCGGCAGGCTTTCGATCTTGCGCGCCGCAAGGTTCACCGTCTCGACCACACTGGCCCCCGGCGCATAGTCCCAGCCATTGCCGATTCCCTTCGGCGTCTTCGTGCGCGGATCGATGTCCTCCCAGCCGGGTTCCAGAACCTTGTCAGGATCGCCGCCCTTGCGCCGGGCATGATCCATGGACCGCGCGCCGAACACCCGGCAACTGCAGCCCCAGTCGTTCGGCGGGTAGTGCTTTGCCCAGAACGGATGATCGACCGGCAGAACAAGGCCGTCCCAGGCCAGATGCTGCAGACGCGGTTCAAGCGACCCGCCGTGGCGGTAAATCCAGTAGGGGTACTTCGCCGCCGTCAGCTGCGCAAAGCGACCGGCCATGTAGGAGGTGCGCAGGTTGGTGCGATAGATCGTGCGCATCCGCCACTCTTCGCCCTTTTTCGTGCCCTCGCCCGTCCAGCCGTGCCAGCCGTTCTTTTCAACGATGGCGCGGAATTTCTTGTTGAACGCCTCCTGGGAGATGCCATCCTCGATGACCTCGCCAATTGCCAGGGCAAGGTCGTTCAACAGGTCAGCCTTCCGCGCCCCGGCAACGACCAGCGCACGATCATGCTGATCCCTTTTCAGGTCATCCCAGACCCATGTCGGTACCCGATTGCCCATCCGCAAGCGCCAGGCCGCGACCTGTTCAACGAACGGTTTGCGAAAGACGGCCGCGACAGTGTCAGCCACCGTCGGTTTCCTCGACGATACCGCGTCCTGCGGCCGAGGCGGCGGCCATCGCGTTGGCCAGCAGTTCGACCATGTCGCGATCATCCAGATCATCATAGCCGCTCAGCAACATCTCACGCAGCTCCTCGAGCGATCCGGCACGCGCCAGCATCGACTCGATATGGCCAAGCAAGCTGGCCATCGCCGGACGGGCCTCGATCGCCAACCGGTCAGTCAGGAACGCCACAGGATCACCCCCCGAAAAATTGCCCGCTGAGGCCCCTTCCGCCTGCGGGGCCAACATACCACCCGGGACGGCATTGGACCGTTTAACGGGTGACGGTACCCGTTTAAGAATCGAAGCCTGACCCGCCACGTCGCCAGGTGGTGTGCCCAACGGCGGCTCGACAGGTTTCGGCGTCAGAATTTCTTCGTCCTTCGCCGGATCGGACCATCCGAACTTGTCGCGCACCTCGCTCATCGACACCCGCATGCCCAGCGGCACGAGGACGCCAAGCGCTGCGGCCGCCGCCGCAAGGTCTTCCGGCTCGGGGTTGGCAATCCTGAGGCGCGGGTATTTCTCCTGCGGGCCGAATTCGAGATTGATCCAGGGCCGGATCAGATCGCGGTTCAGAATCGCGCTCAACGCTTTGGCATCCGCGCGCTCGATATCCTCCTGCACCTGGCGGTGTTCCTTGCCCAATCCGAGGCCTCCGGTGACCGCATCGGTCGTCGCGGTCTGCCCCAGAACCGCCTTGCTGATCTGCTGGTCGAGCCAGTCCGACCGCTCCTTGTAGAGCCCCGCCGCTGCGCCGACATTCGGCGCGGTGATGAATTCGATCGACATGTTCTCGGGGATGATCGCCGCGCAGTCCCCGGCGATGTTGGCGACCGCATAGAACAGAGTGTCGCGGTCCTTTTCCGTCGACCCTGCACCGTATTTGCCGACGCGCAGCGGTTGACCATAGGTCTGGGTGAAGATCGCCCAGTCCCGTTGGGTATAGGCCTTGAACATCCAGCCCCAGGCAGCAACCCTGGCCAGACCGGCGCGCAGGGCAAGGCCGGATTTGGCCTTGATCTGGGTAAAGATGAACTTGAACGGGTCCAGCGGCACGTCCTGGCCATTCTCGTCGATCTTCAGCGGTGTGCTCAGATCGTGCTGGGCAAAACGGAACCAGCGCGGATCGCGCCATTCCAGTCGCTGTGGCTCCCATTGGCCCGATGAGGCATCCCAGATGATCTCGGTAAAGCTGTAGCCCTTGCCGATGGCATCCAGCATGTCGAAGATTTCGTCGGTCAGCTCGTCGCGCTTGAGCCATTCGCGGATCATTTCGGCCATCATGACGTCACGCGGTGCATCGCTGGCCGCATCCACGCTGATATCGATCTGGCTGACCGATCGGCGGCGGGTTCCCAACACGCCCAGATAATGCGGGTCGCGTTCCTCGATCGCCTCGGCCAGTTCGAGATACTGGATCGGATCGCCCCGATCCGCCGCGCGCAGGATATTCGCCAGGCGTACCGGGTTCAGCCCATCGGCCGGAGTGCCCGAGATCGGCGAGCGCACCCCGCCAAACGTCGCCGCCGCAACCTCCCGGCTCAGCACACTGCGCTGAACCGGATTGCCCCAGCGGTCGAGCAGTTGCGGGGTACGGGCCATCACTGACATCCTTTCGCACGTTGGAACCGATAAAGGGCTTCGAACGGCGTTCGCCGCTTTATTGCATTTGGCTTATCTCTCGGTAGCCACCACGTCTCACGGCCT